CGGGTCAAGGCACTTCAGGAACGGCTTGTCGAGCTCGGCTATCATGTCGTCATTGACGGGGATTTCGGACCGGCGACCCGCCGCGCTGTCGTCCAGTTCCAAGCCGATCGCGGCCTGAAGGCTGACGGAATCGTCGGCCCGAAGACTTCGGACGGGCTTGACGATGCGGTTGCGATCCCGGATCAGCCGGGCGGCACGCGCGAAAACATGAAGGTCAAGGACCTGCGCGAGCGCGGTTCGCAAACGGTCAAGGAAGCCGACCGGTTGACGCAAGTCGGCGGCATTGCAACCGGGGGCGGATTGCTGGCGACGATCCTTACCGAGCTTTCCGCTCTGCTTGGCAGCGATCCGTTAGGCGGCATTGGCGAACTGGTTTTGGAGATCCGCGGGGCTGTCGAACCGCTCGCCGGCCTGGTTCCGTCAAACAAGTGGTTGATCGTGATTGGGATCGGCGTTGCGGTGATGGTGTTCGCGCACCGCATCAAGCAACGGCGGTTGCACGACGCTGTGACATGGAGACATGTCGGATGATCGATCGCCTTGTCTCCGCGCTGTTCAAGTTCGGTTTGGGTTCGGTCGTTGACCGGACCCTTGAGTTCATGGAAAGGCGCGCGAGCGAGCAGACCGGACGAGAACGGATCCGCGCCGATGTCGAGATCCAACACATCCGCGCGGCCGTGGATGACATTCGGATCATGGCCGATCTGCAAAAGGCCAAATACGCGGTTCCGTGGTTCTGGATTTTCGCCAGTCTTTTCGTCGGGCCGCTTGCGCTTTGGTGGTCGGCCGTGGTCCTCGATTCCATCTTTTTGTTTTCATGGAATGTAGCGGCCCTGCCGAAGCCCCTGGACGAGTGGGCGGCGCAGATCGTCGGTTGGTTGTTTTTCGTCGGTGGCGGTGCCGCATTCTTGAGGGGGCGTTAGGCCGGTGGAAATCTCGGATCTCAAAGACTGGACATCTGTCATCAGCGGTGCACTGGCGATCGGCGCGATTATCTATTCGTGGCTTATGTCCCGTTCGGAGAAAAACACCGGGCGTTTAACGGCCGTTGAAATCATCGTTGCCGATCAGGGCAAGGTGCTTGACCGGATCGAAGTCGAATTGCGGCACATGCCGACAAAGGACGAGGTCAACGACTTGAAGCTATCGATCGGAGACGTAACGGGCGAACTGAAGGCATTACGCGCCACCATCCTGCCGATGAGTGAAACAGTTCGCCGCATAGATGGCTATCTGCTTGAGGTGAACAAATGAGCTATTCCGACTACACGCTCAAAAACGTCCGCCTGATCATTCTCCGGGCGTTGTCTGAGGAAAGCGACTACACGCACAATGAGACCATTCTCGACGAGATCCTGAAGACTTTTGGGCATACGAAATCCCGCGACTATATCCGCAATCAATTGCGGTATCTGGCAGACGATGCCGGCGCGATCACATTGCGCGAAGCGGGATCCGTTCTGATCGCTACCATCACCCAACGCGGCCTCGACCACGTGGGCATGAAGATCGAGATTGAAGGCGTCCAGAAGCTCCGGCCGCAGGCTTAGGCATGGCACAGCATCGCGGCCGTGGCCGCCTATCCTCCATTGAGCAATTGCCGGAAGATTGCGACGATATCGTTGCCTGGGCGGCGGAAGCCTTGCGGGACCGGCAGTTCTCGCAAGTCGACATCCTGGACAAGTTCAACCAAAAGCTCCGGGATCGTGCGATCGAACTCAATATAGAATTGCCGACGATCTCGGCGTCGGCCTTCAATCGATATTCGATCAAGCTTGCCCTGGTCACGCGCCGGATTACGGAAGCGCGAGAAGTCGCGAGCGCGGTCACGGCCCGACTTGAACCGGGGGAAACCGACGAACTAACGGTAATGACCGCCGAACTGGTCAAGACACTGGCGTTTGAACTGTTGAGCAGCGGCAAGGGGCTGACGCCAAAGAATGCGATGGAACTGGCGAATGCGGTCAAGTCGGCCGTTGCCGCACAGAAGGCTTCGACACAGCGCCGGCAGGAAATGGAAGACCGCATGGCCACGGCCGTCGATGACACCATTGAAGCCGTCAGCAAGGAAGCCGGCCTGACCAAAGACCAGACCGCACAAATCCGGCGCGACGTCCTGGGGGTTCGCAAGTGAACGAGCGCCAGCCGGTCAAGGCAATCCTTACCCGCGACCCGAACTCCCTGCCGGACGAATTGCCGCGCGGTGCGGAAATCCCGGAAGATCACGATCCGCTTGCGGCCGGGATTCTCATGCAACACCAGATCGACTGGCTTGAAGACGAGTCGGACCTGAAGCTTGCAGAAAAAGGCCGGCGCACCGGCATCACCTATGCGGAAGCCCTGGACGATACGCTGATTGCGGCCTCGGCTCGATCGGCGGGCGGGCAAAACGTTTTTTACATCGGCGACACGAAGGACAAAGGCCGCGAGTTCATCGGCTATGTCGCGCATTTCGCCAAGATCGTTTCCAAGGAACTGGTCGCGATCGAAGAATTCCTGTTCGAGGATCGGCGCGAAGACGGATCCTCGAAATTCATTGCTGCCTATCGCGTCCGGTTCGCTTCCGGTTTCCGCGTCGAGGCGCTGTCCTCCCGTCCGGAGAACATCCGCGGCCTGCAGGGCGTCGTCGTCATCGATGAAGCGGCCTATCACAAGGACGTCCGGGAAGTACTGGACGCGGTCAACGCGCTGTTGATCTGGGGCGGCAAGATCCGGATCATTTCGACCCACAATGGCACGTCCAGCCCGTTCAATGATCTGATCACGGAAGCCCGCGCCGGCAAGAATGACTACAGCGTACATTTCATGCCGTTCTCGCTGGCGATCGAGAATGGCCTGTTTCGTCGCGTCTGTCTGATCAAGGGTGAAGCCTATACGAAAGAAGGCGAGGAAGCCTGGGAAGAAAAGATCCGGCGCTCCTATGGCGCCCGCACCGCGGCCATGAAACAGGAATTGGATTGCATCCCGGCCGATGCGGAGGGCGCGGCGCTGACGCGGGTGCAGATCGAAAGCTGCATGCAAGACGGGATCCCGATCATCCGCTGGACCTGCAGCGACGAATTCAAGAACGCCGACGAGGACGTGCGCAAGGCCGAACAACTGGCATTCTGTGAGCGGGAATTGCTGCCGATCCTCAAACGGCTCGATCGCCGATTGCGCCATGTGTTCGGCGAGGACTTCGCGCGCAAAGGCGACCTGACCGTTATCCTGCCGTTTGAGATTTCCCGCGATCTTGTGCGCCGCTGCCCGTTCATCGTCGAATTGCGCAATGTGCCGTTCGATCAGCAACGTGACGTGCTCTTTTACATCGCCGACCGGCTGCCGCATCTGGTCGGCGCCGCACTCGATGCTCGCGGCAATGGCGCGTACATTGCGGAGAAGGCCGCGCAGCGCTACGGCGAAACCGTCGTGGAAGTGCAGTTATCGCAATCCTGGTATCTCGCCAACATGCCGCCCTACATCGAGGCGTTCGTGGATCGAGGCCTCGTTCTGCCGAAAGACGAGGACATTGTCCGGGACCATCAGGGGCTTCAATACGTCAACGGCATAATCAAGGTTCCGGACGATTGGTCGAACAAGGGCGCAGACGGCTACAACCGCCACGGCGACAGTTCGATTGCCGGCGCGCTTGGGTTCTTTGCCTCTAATCAGGACCTGCCGGAATACGGTTATGTGCCGGCCTCCACTCTGGACGGCGGATCCCTGTTTGAAACCCAAACACAGGAGCGCGCGCTATGGTGATTTCCAGCATCGTTGACCATCGCGGCCGGCCGATCGACAAATCAGCCCTGTCTCAGGAAATTGCCACGCCGGAGATGTTCGGCGTGCGCCGTGTGATCGAGGATGCCGAGGCAAGCGGTCTGACGCCACAACGGCTGGCGCGGATCCTGAAGGATGCGCAGAACGGACACATTCGTGCTTACCTGACGCTCGCTGAAGAAATGGAGGAGCGGTATATGCACTATGCCGCCCAACTCCAGACCCGCAAGCTTGCCATTCAGGGCATCGCGCCAAGCGTCGATGCTGACGAAAGCGTGCCGGGGAAGATCGTGGACGCGGTCCGGGACCTGGTTGAAACCATCGTGTTCGATCGCGCGTCCGCCGATTGTACGGACGGGATCGCCAAAGGCTTCGCCGCGATCGAATTGATGTGGGAATATCAGGACCGGTTGTTAAAGCCGGTTGAATGCGAGTTCCGCGATCCGCGGTTCTTTCAATTCGACAGGAAGTCGCTTCGGGAATTGCGGCTTGCGGTTGATGGTGATTTCGACGGCGAGGAATTACCGGGTGCGAAGTTCATTATCCATACGCCGCGATCGAAAGCCGGGATCCCCATTCGCTCCGGTCTTGCCCGCTCGGCCGGCTGGGGGTTCCTCATTCAATCCTTTGCCCTGAAGGACTGGGCCGCGTTCTCCGAAATTTACGGTGTACCGCTGCGGGTGGGCCGCTATGGACCGGAAGCCTCGAATGAGCAAAAGAAAATCCTGCTCCGGGCAGTGCGGGACATTGCCAATGATGCTGCGGCGATCGTGCCGCGCGGAACCGATATCGAGTTCCACAAGGTCGAAGGACAGCACGGCGCGGCCGTGTTCGGCGAATTGATCGACTATATCGATCGGCAGGTTTCCAAGCTCGTCCTTGGACAGACCATGAACGACGCCTCGG